TCTCCCTTGGGAGTTCCCTCAAGCTTAATAAAGCGACGATTCTCGGGATCCTGAAGTTCATTGTCCTTGATGTACTTATTAACAGCAGCAGTTACCTCCTGACGAGAATGCTCACTATCAGCCTCGAAGCCAAGAAACTTACAGAGCTCATTCGAAATTGCAACTGGCTTCTGAAGAGCAGATGGGCGCTTTGGGGCATCGGGGTCGGAATCAGCAGCCTTGCGAGGCGACTTCTTTCCACGCGAGTTCTTTGCAACCTCCTTCTGTAGAGCCTTTACCTTTGCAACTAGAGTCTTTGTAAGATCAAGCTGCGAGGTTAGATCCTCGATAAGAGCTGTGAACTTTTCAGTTGTTGTAAGTGGTGTCTCCTCTGCCATTTTGTTATAATCTATTATAACCATTTTCTTTAAGTAGGTTTATACACTGCGTTTAATTTAGCTTATAAATTATTTAAAAAAATAATTAATTTACAATTATCATGACAGACAACGAAAAGTATTTTGTTGAAATTCTTCAAGATATTATTAAGAAGTATCAATCTTTGAGGAATTATAAGATATACATCTGTCTCGGAAACTATAGTCAAGAATTTGGGTTTGATGAACAATTATTTTCTTTACAGAATTATAATTCAATACTAAAAACACTGGAAAGCTGTAATACATGGACTGATAAAAATACTACGTATGAAAGTGAATATAACGAAGTTCCGGCTAAATGTGTATACACAAGTGTAATTAGGTATAAAAATACTCCATATGATATTATAGTAAAAGTCTGTAGCACTAAAAAGGAAAAAATTTACGTTGGCGAAGAGTTTAAAAAGACTATTAATTCATATACTAAGAAAAATCACACATTTTCATTGGAACATAGCGACAGTGGCTGGTCTGATATAAATCTAAGATTTACACTCGTCATAGATAAATACATAGAAGATACAGGTTATCTAGCATTATCTACTATTTTAAAAATTAAAGATGCCGTGTCTATGTGTGAATCAATAAGTGAAAATGCGACATTTGAACTAGTCAATTAAATTACAAAAAAATAATCAACTTAAAAAAATATTTCATTTATTTAACATACCATGATGGACCTTTTTAAATCTTTTAATGAGAATAATGTTAGTATCACGAGAGAAGACATTAATAAGATTACAGGTTTTAATCCTATTAATGTTTTGTTGTATCAACAAGCTTTTATTCATAAGAGTGTTTTAAGATTTCTCTCCAATACGCCCATAACTTCTTCTTATGAAAGATTTGAATTTCTTGGAGATTCTGTTTTGAATCTAATAATTGCTAAATATATTTTTGCTAAATATCCAGACAAAGAAGAAGGATTTCTTACGAGAATAAGAACAAAGCTTGTAAATGGAAAGACTCTTGCTTCACTAGCTTCCAAAGTAAATCTCGATAAGTTTCTGATAATTAGTAAAAATGTAGAGGCTATAGGTGGAAGATCAAATGATAGAATATTGGAAGACATCTTTGAAGCATTCCTTTGTTCTATCAATCAGGATCTTGGTTTTAAATATGTAGAAAACTTTATAATCAGACTAGTTGAAACATATATAGATCTTGCGGCTATAGAAGAAGACACAAACTACAAGGATATTCTTCTAAGATATTGCCAACAAAATCTTCAAGTAAATCCGCAATATGAATTAATTTCAACATCCGGACCTGCTCATAATAAGTCTTTTGTATCAGCTGTTTTAATAAATGGAAATCGTTATTGTGAAGGAAGTGGTAAAACTAAAAAAGCTTCTGAACAATTAGCTTCAAAATATACTCTTGAAAATCACTTTTCATTTTCTCTTTAATAATCTGGGCCACCTGTGGTACTTCCAAAACCACCCTCGCCTCTAGTAGTATTTACATCTACAGATCCAATTTGGTACTTGGGCAAAATTCCACTAAATGAAACGATCTGAAAATAACATGCTCCTTCTTGGAGCACAACTTCTACTTCAGAATTGTTATCTACTAGGGCTTTAACGTACCCACGATAATTCTTATCTACGATACCGATCGAATTCGCCATACGAATTGAGGTTTTTCCTAGGGAGCTTCTTGGAACTAGCATATATCCCATACTTGGAGCTCCCTTAAACTTAAGATTAACCATATAAGACTTAGCATTTGCTGGAATAACTTCTGTAGATTGCATAGGAATATCTAGACCAACATCTTCATTCTTGCGTGCCTTGGAATATGTTGGATGGTTAGTCCAGTAAGAATCGTCATCGGGATCAACGGTGATAAAGAAAGTCATAATGTAATAGTTTATACTTGATTTTTGCTTTAAATAAATTTATTTATTAAGTCATTTAGAGTTTTAAAACATTTATTGTCATCACAATAAAATGAGTCTCGCCAGGTCTACATTGCGTCGTGGAAATACAATTATCATTAATAGTATTCTAAAAAATCCGGAAGTAGTTACCAATTCTGTCCCCAATGTAATTGACCTTTCAAATAAGCAAAAAACAATTGGTAATGCAGGTTTTGTTAAGCTTGTCGATTGTATGCCAAGGGTAATTCCTGATAAATGTGGTCATCTTATGTGTGATCATGCAATTGTTCAAGCCGCCCGTGTATCTTTTAACGAAGGAATTAAAACACCAGAAAAAGACATTGGTCTAATTGATTTTCTAATACGCCATAAACATACGAGTCCATTTGAAATGGTAAAGTTTAAGTTTCATATTAAAGCTCCTCTTTTTGTTCAGAGGCAATGGATCAGGCATCGCACAGCTAATGTAAATGAAATATCTGGAAGGTATTCAGTGTTGAATGAAGAGTTTTATTTCCCCGAAAAGATTTATGATCAGGGTAAGCTTAATAAACAGATGTCTGGAAATGAAATTGAAGATCCTAATACTAAGAAGATTTTTAATGAATACATTGCAAATTCTTATAAACAATACAATACTTATAAAATACTAATGGAAAAGGGAGTTTCTCGTGAAATGGCTCGTATTGGATTGCCTCTTAATATGTACACTGAATTTTATTGGTGTATCGATCTTCATAACTTGCTTAATTTTATTAAGCTTCGTTCTGCATATAATGCTCAGTCGGAAATTAAAGAATATTCAGATACAATTAAAGACCTTATTCGTAATTTGTGTCCAAATACTATAGATTCTTTTGATAAGCACAACTAATCTAATTTTTTAAAATCTATACAACAAAATTTCAAACTAAGCAATAATAAATCTTTAGCTCTTTCAGAAAAAGATTTCTTATTGTAATCCTGTATCTGAAGATCATCTAATAGTAAATTTTCAAAACTATCTGAATTGTTGTCTAATATTGTGTCTATTTTAGTAGTCACAGATTCTCTTGATCTGTATGTAACGGTATCGAACTTAATATCAGAATCTAGTTGGCAAAATTGAATTTTTAACTTTAGCTGTAGCCTCTTAAAAAATTTTTTCTGAGAAATATAGTAATCATTGAGTATTTTTTTAAACAGAAGATTTTTTTGAGTCAAAACTTCTATATTATGAGTTTTTTGGTAAACTAAATGGTGTATATTTATACCTTTTTCTACACGAATGTTGTCATCTTCTATAGTATATTTTTTTCTGTTTATGTATTGTTCTATTAAGTTTATTGTGTTGTATATAACACTATGTACTGAATCTATTTCGTCAAATGTATATTCAAAAGAGTCTTCTAGGTCGTAATACGTTCTAAAATTACGAATCAAAGAAAAATCATTAAAAATTTCTGTTGTATCGCACTCTTCTAGGCTATTTAAAATCTTCTTATAAAATTTAAAATACTGCCCGTATACAGTATTTAAAAAAGAATTTAATAAAATTTTATTATTTTTAAGATCTTGTTTTGTCAATGATATTTGAAAGAACATTGTGTCGAGAGACATTAAATAATCTTTTTGTTTAACAGCTTCTCGTAGATAATCCCTGTATAAAATTTCTAATTTATCACATTTCAGTTCTATCTCATTCATTAATCTAAATACATCGTTTTTGCAATCTTCGATAAAGATAAAATCGCTGTTATTATCCATATTATTATATTTATATATTATAATAAATAATTAATGTCTGACACAAAATCAGAAATTAAAACTTATACCCCATGGGAAGAACACCATGATACTATTTTTGTAGACTGGGCAGATAAAGCTGCATGTTTTAAGTGGTTACATAATAAATCTTATTTGAAATATTCAATGAAAAGAAATATGTATACTATACCCGTGATTATAATGTCAACTTTAACGGGTACGGCAAATTTTGCTCTTGAAAGAGTTCCCGATGATTATAAACCATACTGTTCTGTAGCAATTGGAAGTATTAATATATTAGCAGGTATTATAACAACTATTGCACAGTTTTTAAAGCTAAACGAACTTACAGAAAGCCATCGCGTTGCTTCAATAGCGTGGGATAAATTTCATAGAACTGTTAGAATTGAATTAATTAAAAGCCCAGATGAACGCGTTGATGTGGCTTATTTCATGAAAACTACAAGAGATGAATATGACAGACTTATGGAGACTTGTCCTCCATTAGATAAAGACATTATAAGTTCTTTTAAACAACACCTAACATCCAGCAAAGATAAAAAGGAAATGGCTAAGAAACTTAAAATTTATAATAATCTTATAAAACCAGAAATCTTCAATGAAATACATTCATTAAAAGAAGTAACATACAAGACTAAAAATTTATCGATTGAAGAACAAGAGAGATCAAAAATAGAAAAGGTTCTTGTAGAAAAAGAAATGTATAAAGAAAATCTATTAAAGGTTAGAAATTTTAATACTCAATTCCAATTAAAATATTCAAGAAGACCTTCTTTAGAAGAAATAAATACAAATTTGAAGGATATAGATCCAGTCGAACTTAAGTATATAGTCGACGATGTGGCTAATGAAGAAGTTTAATACGAATTATTACGAAAAAAATAATAGCTTAAAAATATAAACTAATACTAAATCAATAATGACAGAGAAATACAATGCTGTCTTTCCAGAAGTTCAAGTCATTTCAACAGCGGATGATAAAACTTATGTAGATAATCTTAAAATTATGACTGCACAAAATTTGTATGATTCTAAAACAGGAGACATAATCAAACTTACTGATAAGCTATCCAAACAATTAAAATTAAATGAACCTCCTATAGATTGGTGGGCATCTGAGAAATGGGATGGAATAAGAGCTTTATGGGATGGAGAAAAAATGATATCCCGTGGTTCAGGAGTTGGTAAACCAAAAGTTTACACTTACATCCCGGATTGGTTCATGAAAACTTTGCCCCCATCGGTAGCTTTAGATGGAGAAATATGGATTGCAAGAGGCGCCTTTCAGAAAACGAGTAGATTATCTACACTAAAACCTGGTAAAAGTTATAGCCAGGAACAAATAGATGATCTTTGGTCTGGAAAAGAAGACCCACCTGTTATATTCAAAGTATTTGATATTCCTGGAAAAACAGAACCGTTCGAAGAAAGAATGAAAACATTACAGAACATCGTTAAGAATCGCAAAGATGTCTGGAATTCTATCAATTATCCCAATAAGAAAACTTTCCCTATACAATTCACGGAACAGGTTAAAATCAAGAGTGTAGAACAGCTTATGAATCTTTATACAAAACTTACATCAGAAGGAGCAGAAGGAATTATGCTCAGAGCTCCAAGATCTCCATACGAATTAAAACGGAGTAAATACATGTTAAAATATAAGATAAAGGAAGACGCAGAATGTATCGTAAGAGAATACATTCTCGGCGAAGGAAGACTCAGTGGTCTTCTTGGTTCTATCAAATGTGAATTATTGACAGATGGAAAACCAAACGGTATTTTTACACAGATTGGTACAGGTTTCAATGATTCACAAAGAGAAAATTATATAAATGAAAAGTCTCCAGAATACATTCCAATTGGGAGTATAGTATCTTTTAGTTATATGGAGATGACAAAAGATGGAGTTCCAAGACACCCAGTTTATAGAGGTATCAGAGATGATATCAAAGTTCCAAATAGTAAAAAAGTCCCCGTGAAAGAAGTAAAGAATATATTGAAAAAGGTAGTAAATAAAATAAAGCTAGAACAAGGTCCAAATTGGAATCACAGAATTAGACCTTTTAATAAAACTATTCAGATTTTAGAAGATGACATGCAATTAAATACAGTGGAAGATTACCTCAAAGTTCTACGAGAAGGAGGTATGATTCTAAAAGGAGAAGAAGATTACAAAGCAAAAAATGGAACATGGTCGAGTTCTATTCTAAACAAGATACATTCAATATTAACAACCGGAGAAGTTGACGGAATAATGACTAATCTTGAACTTGTGGCAGTTGAAAATCTAAGTAAGATACCAGAGATTGGTCCTTCAGTAGCTGCAAGAATTTACAAAGAAGAAGAAATCACTACTATACAAGAACTAAGAGAGTTATACGAAGTTAATAAAAAAATAATTACACCAAAACAGGCGATAGGACTAAGACACTATGAAGATCTACTTCTTCGTATTCCACGAGAAGAAATGGATGAATGGAATAAAATTCTTACCGAGGCATTTACAGAAAATAACAAAAAAGATGGTGATTCACTTGTAATTACGGGATCTTATCGTAGGAAAAATAAAGATTCTGGGGATATAGATGCTTTGATTTCTACAGATGTTAAAACACCTGAAATTATGAATACATTTTACAATAATTTGATTAAGAAAGGAATAATAGATCCTAACAATGTAATTGCAAAAGGTGATACAAAAATTATGGCAGTTGCAAAGATTGATAAGTATTATAGACATCTTGACATTTTCTATCACCCAAGAGAAACATTTCCTTTTGCAATATTATTTACAACTGGTTCAAAAGACTTCAATGTTAAAATGAGAAATCATGCTCTCGAAAAAGGATATTCTCTAAACGAGCATGCTCTCACAAAAAGTTCAACCGGTGAAAAAGTATCCAAAGAAGAGTATCAAAAGGTAATCAAAAAAGATTTTCCAGAAACAGAAAGAGATATCTTTGATTTTCTAAATTATGAGTTTGTATTCCCTGAAAAAAGATAATATATTATTTTAGAGCAATGAGTTGCTATTACTACGAAGAGGTGCATTCGTGCAACGATCCGGTATTTAAAAATGTAGACATTTGCGTAATACTTGTGATGGAAAATTCTAAAAGGTTTAAACAAAATTATTTTCTGAACACTTTGTGTTCAAAAACTGTCATTCAATATAATAAAGGATACAAAAACTGTAATAAATACCACGATATTAATAATACAGTAAGAGACATAAATCATGCTTATTGGTCAGTATTCAACTATTGTGAAAAATATGAGAACGTTTTAATATTAGAAGAAGATGCTGAACCTATTTATTACGATAAACACCATTATCATACGATAGATATTTATATAAAAGAAAACTATGATAAATTAATTAATCTTGGTGTTGGTTGTAGTTTAAAAAAAATTGATGATAATTTTTTGAGGTGCGTTTCTAAATTTAAATTTTTTGCACAAGCTAATATATATTCTAAATACA